GCCCCTTCTCCATAACGCCCCGAAGATCGGTGACGCGAGGTTCATCCTTAAAGCGCAACTGACCTGAGCGACTCAATGTAATCGAGCGCGTAGGATCAGCTGCAAGGAAATCGCCAAGCGACCACCGACCTGCAGGGTTATTTATGGTAAACCGCGAAGCCCATCGCTGGGTAGTTCGCGTATAATGCAGGATATAGCCGGACACCGATGCAATATCGGTTGTTGCAGCCCGGCGCCTCCGGTACGAAAAGCTGAAGGTACCGAAGGTCCTGTCATAAGAAGGGACGGCCTCATCGAAGTTCGAAATGAGACCGCGGTCATCACCAAAACCTAACGGGACACGGCAATTACGCCAGTGTTCAGGAAGGCTAGTAAATACGCGCAGCCAAGCAGGAAGCATGCGCCTGTCACAAGCGTGACGGCCATTGCAAACAGCGAGGTTATGAGCGTACTGGCGAATCTGATTAGCGGCTTTGATTGACGCATCAATAGCGTCCTCATTGGTTACGACTTCCGCCTTAAGAAAAAATGGGCGGACGTCAACACCAGAAAGCCAATCAGTCCCGCAACTCTCGAAAAACGCACCAGCCAGGTACGTTTTCGATCTGTTCACCCTGAAGCCGCAATACTCCAGAGTAGCTAGGAGGAGGTTAGCAGAAGACTGTGGAACAATAATATCATCCCCAAAAGCTGCCGTGTGCGCTTTACAGCGAGACGCGGCTAAAGAAAGACTGTAAAAAATTAGACTTTCAAGCTCAAAGGTGTAACCATTGCCCATCGCCGACCACTTCTCCAACCCGATTGTAGTTCCATCGGGTAACTGGGTACATTCCGTGCGCGCCAATTCGAGTAGGTAAACCCACCGCTTTGGTAGCATGAGACGGACAAGCTGTTCAGCGATAGTATCGCTAGCAGATTCGAGATCGATTGTAGCGAGCCTCCACTCTTGCGAGACGGAGGCGAGCCATCGATTCACGTCAGCCTGTGTATCCAGATCTAGCCCAAAACGCCTTAGTTTAGTACGGAGAAGCCCCCCTATGCCAAGCTGCACCCAAATATTCAGGTGCGGTTCGACACAAATAGGGCGATCCGTCAAGGCGGTCTTTGGAACAGTCGTCACCTTCGACTGCCAGAC